TGATACCGTTGGTTGCGCCAGATCAACCGCTGCGACACGACCTTGCCCGCGGCCTGCTGGTCAGCCATCTCCCGCGCCAGCAGGGCGATGTCCGCATCTAGCCGCTGCTCTATCCGTAGCCACCGCTCGGCCATCTCCCGGAGGACCCCCTCCTCTCTCAGGGCCAGGGCCTCACGATAACGACGCATGACGATGACGACTTCCGGATCAGGCCTGGCCATTATTCACTCTCGAGACGGCCTGTCCTGGCGGAATGGGTTGGCCCGGTGGATTCTGCTGCTCCTGTTGAGTACGCACCTGCTGCAGCACCGCCGCTGCCAAGCTCGTGCTCTTTGCTCTGGCCTCCTGTTGATCAGACTCCATCTGCTTCAGATCAGCGTTGCTCCAACCCTCACGCCGCAGTTGTGTGATCAGCGGCACCCCAGCATCCACCGCTGTCTTGCGCGTCAGGGCTTCCGTGTATGGCTGGATACTCTGCGCCGGCGCCCACACTGGCTTGATGGACGTCTGGTCCACCTCCCCCTTTCCCGATAGCCTCAGCAGGAATGCGGCCAGTTCCTGCCAGATGATGCCAAAGGACTCCTGCAACCTGGCCACTTTCTTGTTGAGTGGTGCCTCCATTGCGATGAGCGCCTCACCACTCAATGACGCTCCAGCGTTGTAGAAGTAGTGCTTTGGCGTGCGAGAGATGATAGCGATGCTGTTTGCCAGCTTGTCTATGGCGTTCAGGTAGCGGTCGAGATCAGCGCCCGGAAACTCGCCCACCTGAGTCTGCTGCCCGACTCCATCACCAGCAGGAATGGACCAAATCTCATTCGGCGCGTTCTTTAGCGTCTTCAGCGAGCCCGGGTCTGCGTTGCTGATGATGTATCGCTGCCTGAATGCGCCGAACTCTGCTGCCACCATCATATCGGCCAGGAGCTTGTTGACCGCATCTTGCAAGGTAAGAATGTTGTCTAGTTCGCCATTCTGTGAACGGCTGCTAGTCCGAAAATGGAAGACCGGGATGATGCCATAGTCATTTCGGGCCGTTGGCCGCTCCGGATTGGGCTCAAAGGCCGTGTAGGAGGTCGGCCTGGAGGTGCGTGACTTGGTCACGTAGTACTCTAGCCGGTCAGGGTAATAGAGGGTCAAATGCCATCGTCTGGAGCCCTCATCCACATACCACTTGCAGGCGAACTCCTTACGGCGCGGATTGTCGGCAGAATAGAACACGTGACACAGGCGTGGGTCGTTGTAGAAGGCCTGGACCTTCCCGGCCTCATCCGGCCAGGCAATGATGAAGGCCTCGTGGGTGATGAGGGCCGCCTCGTGCACCTGCTCAGCTTCGAGCCCAAGCTGATTGTCATTCCAGATGCCCTCTAGCGTCTCGCGGAGCGCCCCCTGATCGAGGTCAAAGCCCTTGAGCAGGATGCGGTCCAAAGCCGCCGCCACGACCACGCTGCACCAGTTCTGCGTGAACCTGGCATTCAGGCTATCGAAGGCCTCGCGCAGCCTGTTCGTGGAGTAAATCAATGGCTGATTACCGTCCGCGTACTGAAACAGCGCGTTGTACCGCTCCAGCTTGCCATCCAGTGCCTTGAAGGCACGTTCCAGGTCGCTCATCTACTCATCCTCGGAAAGATGCTGCTTTACGGAGTTCGCCCCTCGCCATGAGTTCCGTCATCATCCACACCTTGGCATCGAGCCGGTTGGGCGATGCATCGCCCTGCACCCACAGGCATAGCTCGTCTTCAAGCGCCGGGAAGGTCCCGACGTGATGGTCGTGCCCCTGCTCAGCGATAGCAGCCACCGGCTCTGCCCTGGTGGACTTTCCCCGGCTGGCATGGACCAGTTTGACGGGCACAGTCGCGTCGACCTGCTTGATCACCTGCGCCACCATCTCGCCCCCGTTGTTCGCCTCTGCGACGATCCTGTCTGCCTTATGCCGATAGTATGCTGTGACGGCCGCCGTGGCCCATTGCAGCGGGCTGCCCTGAAGGCTATCGTCGGCCAGCGTGTAGTAATCGTCCCCCGCGCGTCCGCCGGTCACTATGCCGGCTTCGTCGCCCCCGCTGGTTGCCGACGGATCGACCCCCACGACGACCCGCGCCAGCTCCGGCGCCTTCACGACGCGGTTCCGCTCGATGCCGGCCCGCGTCCACAGCGCGCCCGGCGCTTCATCTATGTCCTCGGCCATGATCTCCTGCCGGTAAGCCAGGCTGGTCATGTCGCGCGTAATGTCTGCCAGTGCCTCTTGGCTCAAGTACGGGTTATCGTGGCTCGTGAACTCGAACGTGGCCCACCGGCCAGTCGTGTCAGCCTGTGCCCGCTTGAACATCCTGGCTGCGTGCTGTGGGTCCCGCGCCTTGCTCACGCTCCGGCTGTGCAGGCTGGGCGGTGTGTAGATGAACACCGAATCACCGTGGTGATCCAGCATCATCGGGGCACCGACCGTTTCCCAGGCATCCTCATCCATGAGTTGCCACTCATCCAAAATGAGCACGTCGGCGTAGTCTCCACGCAGGGTGTCCGCGTTCCACGCTGTCTTCGCCCGAATACGCTGCTCCGTCCCAGGTCGTTCTATCGCATGCTCCGTCTCGTTCTTGGTAAAGACGCCGCCGCGAATCGCCTCTGCCATTGCCCGCGTGATGGTGGTCCAAAATCGGTCTATCTGCTCCGTGGTCGGCGCCGCATACAGTACCCGTTGCCCTGCCAAGAATCGTTGTACTGCGAAGATGGATATGCCGACTGTCTTTCCGCTCCGTCTGCCTGCCCGGATAATCTTCCGTTTAGCGGGTGAATCAATGAAGGCCAGCTGCTTCTCATGCGGAATTGGCAGGCTGATCCGAAACTCCCGCGTCCGGCCTGTTCTCATACACCACCCGCAGTGTAATTGGCCCACCCTCCGGGCCGCTCATCTCCGTCCGCTCGATATAGCCCCTATCCTTCGCCTGGGTCTTGAGGAAGAAGCACACGGCCCAGGACTCACCTGCCAGCGCTTTCTCATAAAGGACGCTCTCCACATTGTCCTTCATGGATTCCCGCGCGGCAGCGAATGCGTGTTTCACGTTGGCGTAGCGCTTCTGATAATTGCAAATCGTTGCGCGGCAGACGTGCAGCTTCCGCGCCACCGCAGTCGCGTTACCGTTGCATTGTGCAATCGCGGCCAGTAGTTCGTCTAGGTCCAGCTTTTCACCGTTTGCCTGTGTCATCGTTTTTTAGCCGTCCAAACGCCCATCACCCGGCCCATGGCCACGCAAGGGCGTGCGATGCCCCCCGCTGACCTGGTTCTTGTAGACCGGCTCGTGCCCGAGCGCCTGGATCTGCCCACAGAGGTCGTCAATGCCCCGCCTCATCTCGGTGTTCTCTGCTCGTAGCTTTGACACGTCATCACGTAGCTGCCGATTCTCGCCTTGTAGCGTCTCTACGCGCTCTTCAAGTTCCTGTATGCGCCGCATGTAGCTCGTCACCTGCTCATCTAGTTCAGAAACCCGCCGCTTCAGCGGCTCGACCAGGCTGACCGCTGCCTCGTTCAGTGCGATCGTGGCGTCCACACGGGCCTTGCGATCCTCCGCCTGGCCCCTCCACCACGCCGCGATAACATTCACCAGGCCACCAGCGAGGCCACCGATCGTCACAGCTAAGGCAGTTAGTTCGGCAACGTTCACCTCATTCGTCCCCCGTGAGTCCGCGTTCTATGGCACCCTCTACCGCATCCCGATCCAGAAATGCCCTCGCTCCCGTAGCCAACTTCACCCATACGCCCTTCTTGCGGCGCGTCTTGCCCCTCCTGATCTCCCGCGCCCACTCACGCGCCAGGACGGCCGCAGCTTTGCTGTAACCGTGGCATCGGCAGAGGTGACACGCCTCGGCATACTCGTTCGCCACATCGTCAGCCATGCTTAAACGCAAAATGGGCCGGCACCCGACACGCTTGTTGCGTCTCGGTTACCGGCCCATTGGGCCTCTTGGCTCTACTAGAGCTGTATCGTCACCCCATCCGCGAGTAGTTTCGCTGCGCGGATGCTAACTGGGCTGCCGTCCTCCACTCGTATCAGCAGCCAGCCCTCCCGCATGTTCACCATGCGTGCAGATAATGCCACCAGCCGCTGGGCTCTGTGGTGCTGCTTCTGCTGTTCCCTGAGCCGACTCACGTGGGACTCGATGCGCGATCTATCAGCACCAACTACTGCCATCATAGCACATCTGCCTGTTGAATGCAAGAGGGCACCCTTGCTCTGTCCATCGTTTCCACGAATGCCCTCGCGGCCTCGACGACCTCGCAATCGTATCTCGCCGCCTCACGTACAACATCCCTGCACATCGGCAATGCCCTGCTCCACATCCATCCAGTCACTCGCTCCCGGAGCCAGTGCTGCCCTATCGCGAGCGGCTGGCCAGACAGCAGCCGTCGCCACGTCGCCACCTTGCCTGCCAGCACCTGTGCCGGCGAGTCAGCGCAGCCACGAATCTCAGGTAGATCCAGCACGCACACAGGCCACGGACAGTCCAGGCAGGTATCGTGATCCAGGCCCGCCAGCTTACAGACCGCGGGCATCGCCTCGCGCTGTCGCCACGTGTATTCAGTTCTCGTTGCTACCGGTTGCCGCTTCGGGCTCCTCGTCCTCATCCCTGTCCCCAGCCTCCCTGGTTCTTGCCCGCGCGGGAGGCGAGGTGGCCTCCAGCGCCAGCGCTAGCTGTTCCGATCCCTCCAGGCGCCGCACGTAGCAATCGCCTATCATCCACCCCAGCAGGCCGCACGCATCGCGCGTACATCGCCTCCACCTCGTGCGTCTCCCCCGTCGCACGGTTGGTCACACGGTAGGTTCCCATCTTCTCCTCCCATCCTCCCAGAGGTACCTACATCAGGTCAGCGGGCCGCTCCCACGGCCCCTCCGGCTCGCGCGCCCGCGCGGACCTCAAGGCCGCCTCGTCATACCTGCTCTCACGAGAAGCCGTCTTGCCGTAGCGCCGCGGCACAGGCGCGGGCGGCACGCAGTTGGTGCGCGCGTTCTTCACGACGAAACCAGCAATGCTAGTCAAGCCGGGTTGTTTCTTGGCATAGGCGATCCATGCACGGATATTGTCCGCGCTAGTCGTGCGCAGCAGATCAACGCCTTGTGCGGCAGTTATGCCGATGTCGCTCAGTTCTCCCAGGATGATCGCCTGACCAGGTGGTGCAAGCGCAACCTCGGCGGGATCATCCGGTTGCGGTGGCAAATCATTCGTCACGCGCATGTCACGCGCGTCGTCGTCGACGCTCTTCTCTTCTCTACTCTCTTCTATTCTATTCTCTTCTATGGCGTGACAAGGCGTGACAGGGGCGTGACAATCGCGTGACAAGGGCGTGACATCCGCGTGACAATCGCGTGACAAGGGCGTGACAGTTGCTTCCGCGTCGTCATCTGTGGCTGGCGCATCCTCGGTTGATCGCCGCTTCTGCTGCCTGGCCCGTGTAGATGGAGGGGCGTCCGATGGCTTGTCATACTGTCTGGCCACGAAGTTCGGGATTGTAACCGTGTCGTCCTCAACCGTGACCCAGCCGACCGCTCTCAGCGCCTGCAACGATGCCTCAACCTGCTCGGTCGTCTGTCTGAAGCGCCATGCGAGACGGTTGACAGGCCACCCCGCGAGAACCCCGTCGGCGTTACCCTGGCGCCGTGCCAGCATCAACAGGAAGGTGAAAATCATGTAGTCAGTGGGTGTGATGCTGGCCAGATCGGGATTGTCCAGCAGGTCGGTATGCAGCTTGATCCAATCGCTCATGACACCCTCCCGGCGCCCTGGTGCTTCCGATGCACCAGGCGTCTCCTGCGCTCCAGCGCCCGCCAGGCTCTCAGTCTCACGATCGCCGCCGCCATCATTTCGCGCGCTGGACGCCGGGCTTTCTCGGCCTCTACTTCCCGCGCGATCGCCGCGTCCGCCTCGCGCCAAAGGACCCGTGTCTCATCGTCAATCATCTGCCCGTCAGACTCCCTGCACAGTCGCTCGCCACGGCCCCCTTGTGCATAACCCGCATGGCGGCTGGCCGGGACCATGCTCGCACAAGCCGATGCCAGTCCTCGCTCAGTGTTGCCTTGCGCTGGCTTGCGTCCCTGTACCACTGCGCGAAGGGCATGCAGCCGGCATCCCAGACGGCCTCCAATCGTTGCGCAGCCTCCTGCACTGTCTCGCCGCCAAAACCGACTAGCACGTAGCACCTCATCTGATCGCGTCGCAGAAACGACAATCGTTTTGCGGCTTCTCGCAACGGGCCAATCGCTCCCTTGCTATCGCAGGCGAGCCAAACTTCAGCAATCCGCAGCGACCGAAATTGTCTCGCTACCCAGTCGTCCACCAACGACGCCTGCAGACCACCTGAGAACTTTGCGGCTTTAGCTTGCCGTCTCAACATTTCGTACACGGCCTCCTGGTGCTCCCGCGGTGTCTGCAGCAAATTGTTGTCTTGCACAACATGGCCGTCTGTGATAGGCAAGAGGCGTAGCCTACCCTCGCGGTGGGGCACAAGGCACCACGGACACTGGTTGTTGCAGCCCCGCGACGTGAAGGTGACGCCTTGGCGTACATAGAGACCGGGCGCAAAGTCCTCGCACGGTGACCCGAACGCCGGACCGCCGAGGCGGACGACGCCGTAGTGGTTCGCCCATGCCTCAGCGAGCCTCTTCCCTTCTGCGACATCCCAACTGAATGTGACGCTGACGTGAACCTCGTCGGCGTCAGGCAACCAGAGGGGCGGGTCGCCGACGAAGGCGCGTTCATCCCTCGGTGTGTGCGACGTTCTCCGCGGAAAGACACGCAGTATCTTGCTCAAGTTCCTCGTCAGGGGCTACACCATCCAACAGCGCGTACACTCGCGACGGCGCGATTGGGCACGCCTCCTTGGGACAAGCCGCGCAGGGAACATCACACCCGTGCATCTCACGATAGCGCTGACGGTAGTAATCCATCGCATACGTATCCCCCGCCGGATAGATGCGTCCGATAGTGTGTTCCCATTCAGCCATGCGCTCGGCACCCACAAGCGCGGTGAGCGCGCGCCGCATGTAGTCCCGTGCACTGCGCCACCGCTCCCGCATCTCCTCCTGCCGGGCCACGAACGCGTCGTAGCTAGCCATCACGCCCTCTGGCGTCCACTCCGGCAGGAGTCCTGCCCAGGCCAGGAGCGGTGCTCGCTTCGCCGCATTGCGGTTGCGGATTTTCGCCTTGCGCGCCGCCTCGTCAGCATCCATACTCGTTGCTGTTCATCACCGCTCTTTACCGTTCACCATCAGCCAGCAAAATACTGCCTGCTGGTGAAGGTCACGGCGGTCGTCGTACGCTAGCGCACCCAAGGCGTTCGCCTCCTCCGTGCTCAAGTAAACGGTGAATCTAGGCATTTCAACATCCTCCTCGCGCCTGACTACTTTGTGTGCAGATAGCACCCCGACACGGCCATTATCTGCACACAAAAAGCAGTCAATCGGCTACAGTTTGTAGCCAGCTTCGGTGGCATTTGCGCCTGCTAGGTACTTCTTCCAGGCACCCTGGAGATACGACTCCGCCGCCAGAATGGTAATGGCAATCCCCATGCCGGGTACCTCTGGCGTATCAAAGTCTGAGTCGTCTGCCACCACCTCGGCAAGGTGCTCAAATACCTCGTGGATACCGTCGGCGACCAACTGTGCATAGGTCACGCGCTTGTCTTCGCTCATGGCAACTCATCCTCTGGCTGTTCCTGGTTTTTCGCAGCCAAAAACTGCTTGTACTCCTGCGCCAGTTCGGACCTTTCCTGGCGCTCCATGCGCTTACGCTGGCGCTCGTATTCCTCGCGACTGCACAGCCGGTAACCGAGCGCCTCAAAGGCCGCTACGGCTTTCTCCCGCTCTCGCTCCGGGCAGTAGCCCCAGCAGCGTCCAGTCTCACTCACGAAATAGAGACGTGGCATGGCTGTCCCCTGCATTTGTCCGCAGATAATTGCCGCTCTGGTGTACCATCTGCATGCGAAGAGTAGTCAATCGGCTACTTTTTGTCGTCGTTGCGAGCGCCGTCGTCCCATGCCGCAGCCAGGTTCAGTATCTCCAGTGCCTGCTTGACGGACTGATAGCCGACCACCTCCCGCTCGGCCCACGGGACTACTCGCGCGGTGATGAAATTGCCCTCGGCGTCCAGGACCGCGATTTCGGCGTCGGGCGAGCGCACAGGCGAGATGTCCCAGCGCGCGTCGTAATTCTGACAGTAGCAGCTTGGGCCGAATTGAACCGAGACCATTGTTCCGTTAGGAAACCTCACCTGGAAGCCCCTGTTGCTTGTAATGGCAAAGCCCTGCGGCCACGGCGTAGGTGTGCGCATTGTTCGCCTCCTTCGTTTCCATCTGGCGGCGTTTGCACCTGGCGCGGCGTGCTCCTCGCAGGAGGTCGTACGCCCGCGCCGACGACGTCCGCCGCTTTCAGGCTGGCAATAAGCTTAGCTGCAACGGCGGCCTCGGCTGGGCAGCCAGCACCCG